TCCTTCATGAGATGTTTTTACTTTATCGTGCATGCGCATATCATTTCTCAAAAGATGTGAAAGGTAGTGCGGCTGCATTTGGAGGAGAAGTTGACTGGGATGACGATTGGTATGACCCAGAACCTTCCACTAAAGCACAAGATGTTATCAGAGCTTGGGATATTCCTCAGATGGCAATTGGGCTTGGCTATGAGTCAGGCATTTAATTTATTGCTTTTTTCTCCATATAATGTGATAATTATATTGGTACAACTATGGCTGATATAGATCTAATTATTGCGGTACATACCGATGGCATTAAGCAGGTAACTGATCTTAGTGCTTCTTTGCGACAGTTAAATACATCAATCAATGGTGTTTTTGTGCCAATGGCAAAGATGGATGCTCATACCAGGGCTCTCAATAAAGCTCTTGGTGTTGGATCTAGGGGTGCTAAAGAACACGCTACATCCCTAAGACAACTTAAAGCTAATCAGCAAATTCTTGGTGCTGAAACCAAAAAACTTACTCGTGACATTAAGGCAATGCAAGCCGCAATGAAAGCGGGCGGTGCAACTGAGTTTATAAATCCTAGATCAATATCTCAGCTAAAAGAACTATCTAACGCATTAAAAAATGCAAAACTCAGGGCATTTAGTTCTGACATGCAAAATATCGGGTTGGGTTTAAAGAAGCTTGGTAAAGACGCTCAGTTCGTTGGTAGAAGCTTGATGATCAACCTTACAGCGCCATTTTCATTGATGGCTCGTTTTGGTCTCAAGGCTTTAATAGATATTGATAGAGAAGCAATTCGTCTAACAAAGGTTATGGATGGCGTTGCTATGTCTATTGAACAAGCAATGGCTAAGACTGGTCAATCAGCAGATTCAGAACTCGTCAAGGAATTAACTCAAAACTATGAGTTCTTAGACAAGGCATTGACTGATGTTAGTGCTAAATATGGAATTGCTAAGTCACTAACTGTTGGTCTTGCAGCAGACTTTGCTGAATTAGGTCTTGGTGCTAAAGAAAGCGTTGCCGCTATTACTAATTTAACGGCAGCAACCGAAAAACTCGGTGGTATGGATATATCGCAATCTCAAGACCTGGTTCAGGCACTTTACTTCCAGTCTGTAAGAGCCTTTGATCAAGCTGGTAGAGCGTTTGAGAATGCGGCTGCAAAAGAAGCGGCTGCGATTAGTGCAGCAACTGCTCAGCTTCAATTGTTTAACGCAATTGAAAATACTACAGCATTGACAATGCGTGACCTGGGCGATGCATTCCCAGAAGTTGCGTCAATGGCAACAACATTTGGTTTGTCAATGACAGAGGCTGCTGCGATGCTAGCACCAATGAAAGCTGCTGGTCTTGAGGTCGGAGCTTCAGCTAACGCTATTAAAGTATCTTTGCAAAGATTGGTTGCTCCGACAAAAGCTAATGCTGAAATGCTCGCCTCTCTCTCTGAGTCCTACAAAAACACCACTCAGGGATCGCAGGCATTTAATAATGCAACAAGATCTGGTCTTACTGGTTTGCTGGGAATTGTTGAATCTTTCACCGCTGTAAGGGATTCTTCTGCGGGCATGGAAGGCGCACTGCAAATGATGGCAAAAATCTTTGGTGTCCGTCAAGGACCAAGAATGACGATTGCTATTCAGCAGCTCGCTCAGTTTAATGATGAATTAGTAAAGGCAAATCCTTTAGGTCAAAGCGTAGCTAAAACACTTGTTAACCTTGCTAACGGAGCAAGTAATAGCTCTAAGCTGGCTATTAAGAATTTTACCGATATTGGAATTGTTGCAAGAGTAGCAACGGCACAAGTTGGTCAGCAAGTTGAAAACTTCGGTGTTGTTACTGCAAAAGATATTAAAGACGCTAACGCTGCTAGAAAAGCGGTTGCTGATGAAATCTTAAAAGCTAACAGAGAAGGTCGTGACATCATGTCTGAGATCAGCACTGAGGCTGGTCGTTCAATGATTGTTGAACTTGCTGGTTCTGCAAGTGCGTCTGTGTTGGCACAAAGAGAGTTGGATGCTTCATTAAAATCTCTTGATATTACTGTTGCAAAAATTAAAAATAACTTTAAGCTATTTGCTGCTGACCTAATCAAGGGTATGAGACCCGCTCTTGAAAAGATTGCTGATATAACAAGTAATTTGATTACAAGATGGAATAACCTATCCGACACAACAAGGAAAACGATATCTATATTTATTCTTTCCTTGACGGGTGCTCTTGCCGCTATTGGTCCATTGATTCTTGCCTTTGGTACTTTAAGTTCCGTGACTGGAATTGCGATGAGAGGAGTGTTCAAATTCCTTCCAGACTTAAAGAAGATGGATGGTGGTTTTATTGGTTTAACAGAAACGATCAGAGGGTTTGGTAAAGCTTCTGGTGAAGCCTCTAGAAAATTTAGTGATAGTTTCAATACAGCTTATACAAATTTTCTAAGTAACAAGAGTCTTTATACCAAACCAGGCAGTGTTATGAGTTTTGGTGGGGCTGCATCAGCTTCTTCAGCAGCACCAGATGTTAAAGAACTTTCCACTAGAAATATTCTTCCAAGCTATGTAAAGAATAGAAATGATCTTGACAAGCTAGTTGCTCTTGAACAAAGAAAAATGATTAATGCAATGGCTAGACAGAGCAGTATGATGGGTGGAGTCCCTATTTCTCAAAGAGATATCGGCATTGCTCGTGGAACGGTGAGAGGACCAAGCGGAAGATTCTTAAGCTCAACTCCTGGATCAAGAATTGTATCAAGAGCTATGGCTCCAGGTGGTGGAGCAGATTTTGGTGCGGCAGAAACTGCATTGTTTGCAAGACTTGAAGCTGCTAGAGCCGCTTCTCATGCAAAAGATGTAGCAAGAGAGCAACAGCTTCATGCGCAAAAACTTGCAAATATTGCAAAAGAAAATGCTGCGAAAGCACGAGCAAGTGTTTTTGAAAGGGCTGGTATTACATCAAGGGCTGGTATAGATCCAAGCGGTAAAGGCACAATTCAAAGAATGTTTAGTGGAAGAGATGTTACCGATATTCAAGCGGCAAAACTTGCTAAGGGTGGTTTTGGAGCAACACTTACAAAGATAGGTTTGGGTAAAGAAGCTTTTGGAGAAAAAACTGGATTAAGGCTTAAGCAGCTTATTCCAAGACCAAGATCTGTTAAAGAACTTGGCGGTGTTGCTACAGGTGGAGCAAAGAAAGCGTTTGGGGCAGTAATGGATAGTAACCCAATGATGGGTGCAAAACTAGCTGTCCAGGGATTGAAAGAAGAATTTAATCACATTGATGGATCCGCTCCTGGCACATTTAAGAAGATTACAGCCGCTGTTAAGGGATTTACATCTGAATCTGGCAAAGCAAAGAAGTTGATTGGATTAATGAAATTTGGATTCGCTGGTCTTGGAGTAGGTCTTATTCTTGGGACTATTGCAGTCCTCGTTGTTACTGTAATGAGAAACTTTGAATCATTTAAGAAAACTGGTGAGAAAGGAATGTTTGCGCTCAAGAGAGTTCTTAATATTCTGAAAGATACTTTAGGTGAATTGATTAGACCAGTACTTGATTTATTTTCTGCGTTTGGCTCTGGTAGTGAACAGGGGTCTAGCGCAGCCGAGGGTATAGGTAAAGCATTCACAGCTTTAATGTCAGTTGTTGAAAAAACAGCTAATTTTATTAAAGCAATTGTTGTTCAAGTAATTCAACCAATCTTTTACTCCATTGCTAATGTTGTAGCTGCAGTTGTATCTATATTTCAAGGTGAATGGGGTAAGGCTGCTGGCTATCTTGTTTCAGCAATTGGCTTTGCTTTAAAGCTTGTTATAAATATTGTAATTGCTGGTATGAAGGGTTTTGTAAGCCTTTTTGGTCTTGGTGTTAAAGCAGTTCTTACATACTTCACATTGATTCCAAAAGCTGTAGCTAAGATATTTACATTCCTTGGCAAAATTCCTGGTATCGGCGGAATGTTTAAAGGATTAGGCGATAGTATCAACTTTGTTGTTGATGGAATGTTCGGTCTTGTTGATGCAGGAACTGGTGCTGTAAACGGTCTACTTGATGCGGCTGGTAAGGCGGCAAATAAGGGTCTAGATGCTTTGACTTCAAAAGGAATTGGTAAGTCTGTTGGAAAAGCTCTTAACGGAGCTAAAAAAGAAGCTGAGGATGGCGGAAATGCTATTGGAGAAGTTGCAAATGAAGCGATTACTAATTCAACTGGTGAAGGTCTTGGGGATAAAGTTAAAGATGCTGTTAGGGGCGCTTATAAAGATGCCATTAAAGATCTAGCTCAAAAGCTTCAAGATTATGTCAAAGGTGAAATGTCTAATGCTCTTAATAAATTGCAAACAAATCTTGAAGAAGCATTGAAGAAACAAAAAGATGCTGCTCTTGCTGTCTATGATTCACAAATTGATACTCTTGACAAGCTTGCTAAGGCGGAAGAATCTCTTACAAAGACAAAGGAATATGAGGCAGCTAGAAGACAGGCTATTGAGGAAAGGGCGCTCCAGTCTCAGAACTATATTAGAAATCGTGCTCTCGCAATTTACGAAGGAAGAATTGATGATGCAAGAATGCTTGATCTTCAGGATCGCAAAGATGCAGCAGACAGTGCAAAGTCAATTGGTGAAATTGATTCCTCAAGAAAGAAAGAACTTGCTGCAGAAAATCTTGATGCGCTAAAATCAGCTATTACCGCTGCAAGAGAAGAGGCAGATAAGTTCTTTGATACTACTGCTGCGAAGTTTGGGGAATCGGCTGCGGAAATCCTTAAGTTCCCTCCAGTAACAAAGCAAGATTATATTGACCAGATGACATCCCTTACCGAGTTGGCTAAAAAAACAGCTAACGATAGCGGAACTGAATTTTCAAAAATGTTTGATGACTTTACATCAACAATAAGTAGCAAGATGCCAAATGATGTTGTTGGTGCATTTACAACAAATCTTGATGATTTGGTCAAAGTTGCTGTTGATAAATATGGTCTTGGAAAAGGAACTGCTGACAGCAGCACTGTGATTGGTTCAACGATTGGAATGCTCATGGATATGGGTGGAGCTATGGGTGATAATAAGCAATTCGTTGTTGACACTTTTGGAGAAATTACAACTGGTATTAAAGATAACGCATCTGATGGTTTTAAAGAAATCACAACGCTTATCTACAGTGGATTCGTAGCAGACTTTAATAAAGCAGTAACTGATGCTGATCCAACTACTGTCTATCAGAAAGCGATTAAGGATGGCAACAAAGCAATCCTGGATGACTTTAGAAATACTGTTGGCGGTGTTGGTTCTGAAGTTGACAATATGAAGGACTTGCTTGATCCTTTGATTCAGAAATGGGCATTGCTTGAAGCTCAAGCAAAAGCTGCTGGTGACGCTCAAGCAGCAGCTGCTAGTGGTGACGGTGGAACACCTAGTGTGCCTCCAGTATCTAGCGCAGTGAGACCAATTGGCTACTATGGATCCGTAGATACATATCTCTCTAGATTGGCAGTTGCTTCAAGAGCTGCGGTTCTTGGACAAAACAGTGGTCCAAGATGGATGGGTGGAAGTATTCCTAAATTTGCTGCTGGTGGTTATTTGAACAAAGCAATGTCACAATCAATACCAGCGCTACTTCATGGTGGTGAATATATTATGAGCGCAAAAGCTGTGCAGAGTATTGGAGCCGCAACTCTGCAGAACCTTAACAATATGAGATTTAATGCGCCAAGGAATTCAGCACCAAATGGTGGACAAAATGTAACTATGTCAACACAAAATACAAATATTTATGTTGATAATTTTATTGGTGAAGAAGAATGGTTTAACTCAATGATGAAGGAGTACAATATCAATGTATTGCCAAAGAATCAAAAAGCGGCTGGTGTTCAACCTCGTGTTGTAAGGTCGTATAACGGAATCAACCAGGGTCTGTAATGCCTGCTATCCAAAATCAATTACCAACTTTAGTCAATGTAATAAAACTCAATGGCACTGAAATAACCGAACATGGCAGAACACTATCAACATCGGTTGATAGCAATTCATCTGATGTAATGATGAATAATGGAAACAAAAAAAGATATATTAAGTCAGCAAAAAATACATACAGCCTTAGCTATTATTATCTCCCAAGCAACACTGATAAGACCATTGATGGTCGGGTCGGTAGAGATTATTTAATCTCTCTAATGTCGTACAGGGGTAAAATAACTCTATCAATTGACATTGACCCAAATGAACCACCATTCACAACATATGTCTACGCAGACTCATACTCGGAAGAGCTGGTAAGAAGAGATATTAAAACAGACTGTTCATATTACAATGTTCAAGTCTCGTTCAGAGAGGCTTAAATGTCTGACAATAGCCTATATTCATTCTCAGACCCATTTAGCCGTGGTATAGATTTTTACCAAGGCGATGAAGCTGATGTCTTTATTGAGATTCAAGTCAGTTCGGGTCTAACTGTTTCGCTCACCAATATTATTAATATTGCCTCAGACATATCTGCGTCAGCTTCGCTAGACACATCTTTTACGAAGATAGCCTATGCAGCGGCGGATCTGTCTGTAGATGGCGCAACCGTAATTGTTGCAACAGAAAGACAAGATGGTTCAGTAAGCATTTCTGGCGATGTATCTCTTAGCACAAATATTACAAAAATTGCATATTCCGATTCTTCAATTTCTGCAAATTCAGACATCTCTGTTACCAGTATAGGGCTGCGCATATCTCAGATTTCTATTGAAGCTAATTCCAATGTGGTATCTTCAATTCTTAAATTTGCTCATTTAAACACTGCGCTTTCATCAAATACAAATGTTTTAGCATCTGGAACAGCAATCAAGTTTGCATCAGCAAACCTTTCTGGGTCTGTAAATCTAAGCACTATTGGAAGAATTACTCTTGCAACAGCCAGAATTGTTCTTTTGCAGAATACAAATGTCAGCGCTAAGTTTGTTAAGTTTAGCTCGGTAACTGGTGTTGATTCAAGCTCAATAAGAACATTGTTGATACTTGATGGAAAGCCATTGACAAACCAAAACAGAACTTTAAATATATCCTCAATGCCTGTATTTATTGAAAATAGAAATTGGGCTGGCGATAGTTCAAGATATTATAAAAATCAATCATCTGCAGATAAAAAGTCATTCAGTATAAACTGGAGATTTATTCCTAACTTTAGAGAATTCACTGTTGATGAAAGACACTCCAGGGACTACCTTAGAAAAATATCACTGGACCCAGATGTTCACCAATTAAAAGTTATTAATCAAGATTCTGATGGAGTCACTCCATATACAGAAACTGTTTACAATGTCTTTATTAAAGACTTTTCTGAAAATTTAATTAGAAGAGATATGGTTGATAATGTATACTATTTTGATTGCTCTATTTCATTAGAGGAGGTGTAGTGTTAACAACTGATATTTACGGCAAGACTTTATCTAGCTCTTTTGAGACAGCATCTACCTCAGTAGCCCAAAGAGTAAAGCCAAAAATTGTTATTCAATGGTTAGATAGTAGGCATATTGATAATCTGGTTGTCACTACAAATGATAGCCATGCGAATTCGGCATACCCTAGTATCGGTTTTTATTTTGATAAAACTCAAGCTTTTAATGGCGTGGAGAGGCAATCTTTTACATGGGCTGTGGCTGGTGCAAAAGACGAGAATGGTAAGGTTATTACGGCAGATGGAACCTACCATGCAATGCCTTCCTTGACGGGCAGTGATTTAAGCAATACCCAACTGGGCAGCTCTCTTGAATTTGGGTGGTGGTCAAATAGCGTTAGTAATTCAAACACTCATTCTACATACAGTGGATATGGCTTCTCAACAAACCCGTATATCCAGGCTGTTTTTGATGAGAGGAAAGTTAATCGTATCCGCATTGTGACATCTGAGTTTTTTGGCGGTATTTCAAACTATCTAGTTGAGGCTTACAACGCTGCTTCAACACTAATCCTTTCGGAAGAGGGACAGGTAAAGGATGGTTCATATTATCAAGATCACATTATATCAACACAAACATCACAAAATGTTGCAAGAATAAGGGTGACTGTTCGCACAACAAAGAACCCTCAAGATAGGGCAAGAATTCAAGAAGTAATTCCTATCTATGAAACAGATATTACAGACTATGTAATTGATTATGAATTCTCCAGAACAAGAGATGTTCATCAAAGCAGCTTGCCAATTGGTGGATCTGAAACCGCTAAAGCATCTATCAATCTAGATAATACAGAAAAGAATTTTAGTATTTTCAATAATGCTTCATTGTTTGGTAAGTATATGAAGAAAGATTTAAAAGTAAGTATCGCTACGGGTTGGAGAATTAAAAAAAATTTAGAAGATTTAAATGCAGAATACTACTCATCCACCATTGCTTCAAACATCACATCTTCATCAACAACTATCTCTGTGGTAGACGCTACTGGATTTCCATCTGGCGGTGCTGGTAATTATTTTACCCTGATAATTGGTAAGGGAACTCAGAATGAAGAGATAATCCTATGTTCTCAGTCAAGTGATGATAGAACAGTTGTTGTTGAGGAGAGGGGTTATGCTGGGTCTATTGCAAGAAGTCATGCGTCTGGTACATCCATAACATTTGATTTATTTGAATATGTATCTGCTGGAACATATTATGTTGATGAATGGTCTTCTTCTTCATCTTCAATGTCCGTGTCAGTATCACTCAATGACTGGTCAAAATATTTAACTGAAAGAACAATTAATACAGGCTTCTTTATGCAAAATGCATATGTTGGAGATGCTGTAAAAAATCTATTGATGAGGGCAAACTTTCCAAGTGCCGATGTTAAGAAGCTAGGTAAATATAGTTCTGGTTCTAGGGATCGTGGAGCAATTGCCAATTACTCTTTTAACGAAGAAGCAATTGACCGAAGCGGCAATGTTATTATTCCTGGAAGTGGTTTGAGAGCAAGGTTCTGGGGAATGCCTTCTGGTGGTGAGCCTAATGTAAAAGATATATTAGCAG